ATACGACAAGGATGGGCTCCCGACATTTCAGTACAGTCCGGCGACGTTTGAGGTTGCGAAGGGATTGATTGAAGCAGGGAAGAGGGCGGCGGGGAAATGAGCTGGCCTGAATTCATTGTTGGATTCATTCTCGGTGTGATTGTGGGATTTCTTCTGAACATACTTTGGGACTGGGTTAATCCGGATCCCGAGAGTGCGCGATTAAAGGAATTGGAGTTGAAATATTATGGTTCGTGACGGGATTATTGCTGTGAAAGCGAGGGTGTGATGGTCGAAAAGATTAAAAAATTCATGTCGGACCATGGCCGCGAAGTCGTTGTAATTCTGCGTACTCCCCGCGTTGGTGAAGAGGTTGACAATGGGTATGGGATGGAGTTCGAGCTTCCGGAATGGATTGTGATATTTTCGGGGGAATCGCTATATGAGGAAAATCTTTACCATGATTGGTATAAATTTCTTCAAGAAAACGATACCGATTGCAATTGTTTTGACATCGAGGGCTGCACCACTTTGGATGGTTTTGTTCAGGAACTGCATGATAGAGATGGATATGAGGTGGTATGGAAAAAGAAATGACGTGCTACATTTGCCGGGGAAAAATTGAGCGGAAAAATACCGACACGTATGTGCTGATGGTGGTGCCTGGCGGAGAATTTCTGCCTTGCCATACCCGGCATCATGGCGTGGCGAAGGAATATGACAAGCAGGTAGACGGGAGGACGGGGGCAGCCTGATCGCCTTGTGGACGCTCCTCTGTCGAGGGGTGAGGGTATAAACCTGCCGGTCGGGCTGTCAACTTATATGGAGGTGAAGGAGTGAGACGAATGATTGATTGGCTTGTGATCGTCACGCGATATGGAAAGGTGTTTTTCCCCAGGCCACCAAAGTATCATGGAACGCTTTGGTGTGAAATTCGATATATGATTTGGAAATTCGATTGCTTTATTGATAGGACTTGCGGGAAACACCGTAAGAAAATATGGACGGAGTGGTATAGTGGCTCTGCAAACAACTGAACCTATTCTGACGGCCAAGGCGATTAATCACTATTACGATCATGCGTATGATTTTGTGTATGACCAGATAGTTTTTCCAGCCCGCAGGAGCATACCTCATTTGGAAATTACTTCTCAGCAGAAAGGTTTCCTGGACGAGATTTCGAAATATCCGCGTGTGGCGATTGAGAGTGGTCACGGATGCCACACGAAGGGAACGAGGATATTGATGCGCGATGGCCGAGAGAAGAATGTTGAGGATGTTGAGGTGGGGGATCAGTTGTTGGGATCGAGCGGAAATTGCCGTGACTACCGGACAGTGTTGCGTTTGAAGCGCGGGCGGCAAAGGTGCTACAAAATAGAGTATCGTGATGGTACTGGGTATGAGGTAAATGCTTCGCATGAACTGTGTTTGGTGGCGACGCAAAGCCATGGCAGGCAGGTGTCCGGGGAAAAAATTCAGGTAAAAGTGGATGATTATCTTGACTGGAGCGATAGGAAAAAGCGCACGAATGCTGGGTATAAAACGATTGGCGTATTTAGGAAAAAGCATCTCTGTGTGCCTCCATATATTATGGGGCTTTGGCTTGGGGATGGATCTGCGGGAAAGCCGTCCATAACGAGCGTTGATAAAGAGGTTATTTCAAAATGGGATAGTTACGCGAAGAGCCTTAGATTGAAGCTGCGCCGGCAAAAGGATGAGTACTTTATAACTTCTGGACTACTTAAAAAAGGGATGAAGCAGCATAGAAATGGCTTTGTGTCGGAGTTGAAGCGGTATGGTGTGTTTAGTGAGAAGCGGATTCCGTTCAATTACAAGACTAGCACAATGAAGGATCGACTGGAATTGATTGCCGGCTTGGTGGATACCGATGGGTGTATTGACCACGGCGGATATTCGATAACGCAGAAGAGCAAGAAACTGGCCGAGGATATTTTATGGGTTGTTCGTTCGCTTGGATTTATCGCGTACATTCGAAAGGTCCGAAAAAAATGTCACAACAGCCCGACAGGAAAAGTTGGAACGTATTATACAATTTCATTTTCTGGTCTATGTGATCTTGTGCCATGCCGCATCGAAAGAAAAAGGGTTGCGAAGAGTAGGAAGAAGAGAAGAAACTTGCATTACATGATCAAAGTGACTCCAATCGGTGTACGGAATTACTATGGGTTCACACTGGATGGTGACAATTTGTACGTGTTGAATGATTTTTCTGTTTTAAAAAACACGGGAAAATCGGCGAGTTTGAGTTGGGCTGGAATATGGTTCATAACAACGAGGTTCAACACTTTGGGCTATCCGGTAAAAATTCCATCAATTGCACCGACGTATCACCAGCTGATGGACATTTTATGGCCGGAATTTCGAAGATGGATTGCTTTGAGCCGGCTGCGGTTGGTGATGAAAGTGCAGCACGAGGAAATATTTTTCGACAAATATAAGACAGAGGCGTTTATTTGCGCGAGAAGCCCGAAAAAACCTGAGAACGTGCAGGGCTTTCACGCCGCGCACTTGTTTTGGTTATGCGACGAAGCGTTTGGGATCCTGGATGATCTGGTTTGGGAGACAATCGAAGGCTCGATGACGGAAGAGGACAACCGGATTGTAATAGCCGGGCAGCACACGATGATATCCGGGTATTGTCACGAGGCTTTTACCCGGGACAAAGAGCGGTGGAGGCGATTGCGGTTCAGTTCAGAAGACAGTCCGCTGGCAAAAACGGAGTATTCGGACAGAATTGCGGAAAAATATGGCCGGGATTCGGATATTTACCGGGTCCGCGTGTCAGGCATGGCGCCGAAAGGCAATCCTGAGAGCTTTATTCAGCTGGAAAGAGTTTTGCGGGCAACGAAGCGGGAAGCGTCTCGGTTTGGAAAAGCCACTATGGGCGTTGACGTGGCCAGATTTGGTGACGACAGCACCGTTGTGACAATGCTGGCCGGAAACGTGGTGTTCAAGCAGGAAGTGCGATCGAAAACCAATACGGATGACATCTGCAGCCTGATACTGCACGTTTTGTACGAATACCGGGAGTGGGCGAAGGATAAAAATTTGGTTGAGGTGAATGTGGACAACACCGGAGGCTATGGTGCCGGCGTTATTGACACGTTGAGTAAGGACAGGTCGAACAATATTCGAGTAAATCCAGTAAATTTTACCGGAAAAATTAAGGATCCGGAGTACCATGACGGCGTTTCGAAGATGTGGGGGGAATTGCGGGACAAAATCGATGACCTGCAACTTCCGGACGACGATTTTTTGGTGGAGGAACTTTCGACGCGAACGTTCAAAATAGTTGATGGAAAGGTTAAAATTCAGCCAAAATCGGACTTTAAGACGATTTATAAGTCCAGTCCGGATCGATCCGATAGCCTTGTCCTGGCTTTAACAAAGAAGGCTGCGGCCAGAAGAGTTTGGGAAGGCTTGCTGGCAAACGATTTGAAAAAAGATTTCGTCGTCGATTTCCACAACCTAAGCAATTCGTACGCTGGTATGCTCACAATGGGTCGAGCGGGATATGAGAACGTATGTGCTGATAGGAATGTGGAGCGCAAAAGCGGCACAGCTTTATGTGATGGCAGAAGGGCAGTACGACACACCGGCCCCAGAAGTAGTGGTACCAAATTTGAATCGTATGGTGCAGTTCGTGAGCCGGGACGTGGCAAGGAATTTGTCGAAGTTCGAGTGGTATGGGAATAGTTTGATGTTCGAGCGCACGCGGGGAGGGACAGGCAAGGGCGGAAGTTCGATGGGTGACATCAGAGAAGGGTACCGGCGCATGGATACTTACGTCCAGGAAAATACCCGGTACGAGGAGTATGGCTCGATTGTGCTGGTAGGAAGATTGGTGAACAAAGCCGGATTGTGGATTCATGAAGACTGCCTGCAGTTGCCAAGGGAGATGGAGCTATGGCACATCGACGATCGCGGAAGGCCGGCAACAGACTTCGGGTTTTGCCGATCGCTGTGCAACATGGTTTCGGCGCTGTGTGAGAGCGGAAGGATGGCGAACGTGGATAGACCGATGCATGAATATTCGAAAAGGAAGACGGCAAGAAATCGAGAGATTGAGGATGCCGCCAAAGCCGATCGAATGGGAGAGATTATCGTGTACGGAGGTTTGGAAAAAATTCCTGACAAGGATGGGTGGATTATATGACGGCGGATTTGAAAATGGTTACGAGCCAGGAACTGGTAGACGAGCTGCGGTCCCGGACACCTAATGGCTTTGTGCTCATTAGGGATGGAGAAAGTTCCGGAGACGATCCCCATGATTGGTACACTCACTTTGGGGATAATTATGGAAGATCCGTTGCGCTAGTGCATTATGCTGAATGGAAATTGGCGCAGACTTTTATGAGAATGAATCCGATGGAAGATCCGTCGGAGTTTGAACAGTGAAAGGCAAAGGGTTCGTTCAATTATATGACGGTGATGCCTGGGAAATAAATACAAAGAAGGATATTCTTAGGTTTTCGTGTTGCGATTGCGGATTGGTGCACGATATTCCGATCATAATAGTGGATAAAAAAATGGTGAAATTGGGGTTTTTTGTGAATAAACGAAGTACAACTTGGCGCCGGAAGGCGCTGAAAAAAAGGAGGACAGATGGGTTGGTGGTTGATTAACGAGAATGGCGGAATAAAGAATTTCGCCGATGGTCGGGAATTGCAGAATGCTATTCCTGGAGAAGATGATGTTGAAAATCAGTACGGCGGTGACGGTCCTGCTGACATTATGGGTCCAGCAGTGGACAGGATTATTGCCGAATATAAAGAAGCGTGGAAGCGTCCGCCGTCATTCGAGGAATTGGTTGGGATTTTGAAATTCGTTACAGGGCCAATGGAGTTGAGCGGAAAATTAAAGGCTGGCCCGCGCCTGTCTTTGCGTGAACTTGATGTTTTGGAAATGACTGCCAAATTAGATTTGGATAAAAAACCTGAGCGAACTCAATCAAATGAAAGCTGGATCAACGGTATTGTTGATGCAATAGAAATGGCTCGCCGCTACTTAAAAGGCGTTGAGCCGCGCGATCGCAATATGCGCCAGACCCTTGCTGTCCACATATTTGGAGCGATGCTCTCATATTATGAAAGCACCCCGAAAGAAAATCGGAACGATGTTGGTTTGATCGACGAAATTGCAGCCGCTTTAGCAAAGGTTGTAGAAACTGGTAATGTGCCTGGAGCTATAAGGGTTTTGTGTTGTGATGCTTCTATGTCAGACGCAGAAAAAGTAAAAAACATTTACAATATGGCCTGCGAGTGCATATAGAGAAATAACGCAAGGAGAAAAAGAGCTGATTTAAATATCGACAAAAATCAAAGGAGGGTCAGTGAAAGTCAGACCGTTGTACGACAGAATTATAGTGAAGCCGGATACACCGGAGGAAATGAAGGGTAAATTGCATATCCCTGATAAATACAGGGAAAAAAGGACCACTGGTGAAGTGCTGATTGTTGGCCCCGGGCGGTACGAGGATGGCAAATATTCTCCAATGGGAGTTAAAGTTGGAGACAAGGTGATGTACGGTTCGCTAAGCGGTATACCGATCCAAGAAGATTGCTTGATGATGCGAGAACAAGACGTGTTGGCAATTCTTGAGGAGGAAGATGTGTCAGCAGAAGCAAAGGAAGAGCCCGTTGTCGCTGAAGCGTAAATGGAAATGCTGGAAATGTGGTGCATGCTGCAAGGTCGCCGGAAAAGTTGACCCGGAGTTCGACCGGGGAGATGGCGTATGCAAACAATTGGATGACGAAAACCTGTGCGCGATATACCAATACCGGCCAGAAATTTGCAGGGTAAAGCCGGAATCGACTGATTCGGAATTGTTTCGTGCATGCACAATATTGGAGGCGTCTCAGAAAGGGGTTGCCGTATGACGTGTGAACGCAAGGATTGTCGGTGGTACACGGCTCTTAGGTGCAAACTGGAGGTGCCGTGCTTAAGAAACGGTCAGTATGGATATTTTGTCGAGAAAAAACCGAAGGTTGGAGAAATTCGACCGGCGAGAAATGTTCAGGAAGAAATTACTCACTTTTGAGGAGGTAAGGAGTGGCTGGTAAGAAAAAATCAATCGCAGATCGTATCGGGTTTCCAAAAAACCCAAAGGAATCCATGTCGTATGGTAGCAAAAAAAAGAAATCCAAGAAAGGTAAAAAGTCATGAAGACATACGTTGGAACAAAGATCATCCAGGCAGAGCCGATGGACAAAGATAAGTTTGAGAGCATGTATAACCACAGAATGCCAGAGGATATTGCACCACAGGATTGCGCGCGTCCAGGCTATTATGTCCAATACCCTGACGGCTACAAGTCGTGGAGTCCAGCGGAAACATTTAGAACCGCCTACCGTGAAATCACAAATGAAGAAAGGAGTCTGATCGATGCGAGAGCTTAATATCGGAACTAAGGATCACACGACAGTGTGTGCGGTGGACGAGCCTGAGTTTGGAGCGAATCACCATTACAAAATCGTGATTAAGGGTAAAGAAGAGGGGGAACCTTCTGTTATTGGTAGTGAAGTTCGCTTCCAAAAAGGCCCAGTAAAGGTGCATGGCCGGAATGGAATCCATAATGAGGATTTGATTGCAATTGTGATCGATCGGCTTCAGGGTTTGAACTCCGGAGATTTCAAGTGCCGCCAGAATTCGCTTGCCATCACAAAGCTGGAGGAAGCGATGATGTGGCTGAATAACCGCACTGCGGAGCGCAGATCTCGTGGAGTGGAGGGAACAAGCGTTGTCTGAAGAACTCCTGAACCCGGCCAGGATGCCAGGGGAATCGTTCGCTGATTACAAGATCAGGCAAAAGGTTATGGCTCGTGCTACGAAAACGAGATTGCGCGCGGGCCGGCGAATTTGGGATTCGAAAGATAAAGGACCGATTCGTATTCGTGAAGATGCTACGCCAGAAAAAGTTCAACAAATGCTGCGGGACGCAGAAGCAGAACAGCGTACTCGTGCAATAACAGGATAGGAGGGTTATGAAGGCGGTTCAGCTACGAAAATTGTATCCAGGATTGTGGGCGGAAATGGAAACGGGGGTTTGGGATGATCAGAAGATGTTTTACCCCAGTCCAACACCAACGATGATAAAGGAGATGAAGCGTGTTGCCTATAACGCAGCTTTCAATGCTTGCTACATTGTTCACAATAAACTGAAAGGATAAAAGTTATGGCACCAGAAGTAGGATTTGATAACCCAGGCGATATCAATAAGCGGGAAACCGGCGGGGACTACAATGTGGAGATCGAAAATTGGTTTTCGTACCACGCTCCAGTTGGAGATCAGACTGAAAAATACGAGCGGATCCGCAATGCCGCAAAAGTGTTGGGGTATGCGATCATCCGAAGTTGTCCGAAGAGCGCGGACTCCCGGGCAGCCATACGAAAACTACGAGAATCCGTAATGACCGCCAACGCTTCAATTGCCTGTGGAGGAAAGTGAAACCAGATATCATCGTAGTCTCCAACAAAACGAAGCTCCAACTCGCGCCGATGGCGTGTGACTTGGAGGGTTTTGCTCTTGGGCATAACATTATTTGGACATGCCAGGATGCCAGTGCATCCATAAACCGCAACTGTGGGTTGGGCCAGGCAAAGACTGAAATTGTTGTGATGATGGACGATGATATCAGTGGATTCTATGAGGGGTGGATCGATGGGCTGATCGAACCCCTCATAGGGGATGATGACGTGGTATACGTTTCTGCAAACTTGGTGAATCGTGACGGCAGCCTCGGGCCGATGATGTTTAGGGGAAACAATGACGAAAAATGGACGCAGGTACCACGAGCGCCTACGGCCTGCGTTGCCTTCAGGAATGATGGAATAAGGTTTGACGAACGGTTCATAGGGTCTGGGTTTGAGGACGATGATTTTTGTGCAAAGCTTGAGGAAAAGTATGATGGTGGAAAATTTCTCGTACATAACGAGGTTCGGATTGTCCACGATAATACTGAGGTGAATCAACACGGAAAATATTTCGAGCACAATCAAAAGCTCTTTAATTCAATATGGGAAACTTCGGGCAATGTCCGAAAAAGGAGGAATCAAAATGTCGTGGCGTGAAACAATGGAAGCAATAGGTCCGGACGATAGGTTGGAGATTGCAAAGTACCAGGATTTTGTTGATGACCAAGAAACTTTTGAAGCTGGCGGAATAACGAAGGCGGTTTGGGATCAGCTATTCCCGTTTCTGGAACAGCAGGCATGGAGCATGTATCAGTTATTTGTGCTGGTAAACACGTTGGATGGCGACACACCAAGCATTTTGGAGATTGGTAGCGGTCGCGGCGGTTCCATGATCGGCATGAAATTGGCGAAACCTGGAGCAACTTTTATGACTATCGATCCATTTGCTCCATACGATGAGACGAGCGCTCATGGAACAGTGAAGGATTACCCAGGATTCAAGCATGCCGCTTTCCTTGAGAATATCAAAGATTTCGATATCAATCCAGAAGTAGTGCAACTGAAAAGCTCTGATGCTTTTGAAACACTCAGGGATAGATCGTTCGATCTGATTTATATCGATGGCAACCATTCATACGATCCGGCAAAGTTGGATATGATGGATTATCAGCATCTTCTAAAGCCTGATGGCGTGTTTTGTGGGCACGACTATCATCCAAGATTTCCAGGCGTGATTGATGCAGCGAAAGAGGTTTTTGGGGTTGATGGATTTGAGGTAAAAGAAAACTCAAGTATATGGGTGAAAAAATAATGTCTTTGGCTGAAAGAGAAAAAGCGCTTACATATCCAAGCACTCAAAGTTTCGATCCGAATACATTAGAGCCAACCAATGCTATAACGCGGGACAGGATATCTGCGTTAAAGGTCAATGCTCCCGAACTATGGGAAGGGGGGGACAGTTTCATAGACATTGGATCCAATAAAGGATATCTGTGTTTCATGTTGAGAAATTCATATAAAACTCTTGTCGGCCATGAGCCGTTTAAGCCTCACCTGCAATTTGCAGAAGACGTTAGGAAGGTTCATGGATTCAAAAACATCAGATTTGCAGATGAGCCCATGCGAAATATCCCGTTCTATCTCCCTGGTGGTAGCGGGCGCGTGGCAAATAAATTTGATGCTGTCTTTGTTGGTAACTGTCACCACTATTTCCATCAGAACGCAATTCGGTATGGTGCAGAGCAAATGCTTTTTCTGAAAAAGTTAGCTGGCCTGGCAAAAAAATATGTCATCATAGACGGGCCATTCGACTTGAAGGATGGGCCTCTAAGTAATATGTGCGTGAAAGGTAACTGGACTGAAAGCCAGAAGAATAATTACAGTATAGATGCCCACGTAAAATGGATGTCTCCGCAATTCAAACTTATACGCATGACCAAAAATGAAGGCAGGGTTAGAGATACGGCGGTGTTCAAGAGGGTGAGTCCAGACATGGAAATCGTAAACATTAAAGATATCGAAAAAAAGTTTCCGGATAAGCCTGTGGCCCTTGATTTCAACGAGGCTAGGGCGGCAATGTCAGTGGTGCGGCGCGGGAATGTGAGAATAAAATTAGACAAGAACCCCTTAACTAAAAATATGTTTCTTATCACGAACGCTCTATCTAAGCACTTTGCAAAAACAATCTGTCTCATTGAAGATGGTGGCGTTATATGTGGGGATGTGGCGGAATGGATAAATGGTAAAGAGGCAACTCCTGATCAAACATTTCGTAAAATGGTTGATGTCAACATCGATCTTTCAGCTATAGGTCTTTGGGATATCCAGTTGACATCTCGTGATTACATACAAACTGGGGATGAAATAAAGAGCGTAGATGTCGATATGATGGGAAATATCAATGAGCTTAAAATGAAGCATGTAACTGAATACATGGCTGTGTGGAATAAAAAAATGTGTAAAAATTACCCAAACTTTTCGGAAGCTGTGAAATACATAGCCACGCAGGTGGAAAAGGAGAATTGTTTTTACGAAGTTAAAAAAAGGAGGATGAAATGAAATGTGCCGTGTTCAGTATGACAATTATAACAGATGTGTCGGCCTGTACGAGTGTTGAGTATGAACTCGGCAATAGAACCTGCAAGGCTTATGCTGAAAGAATTGGTGCTGACTACATCCTTGACACTGAGCAGACGATTTTCAAGGGGCGATACTCTCCACATGTTCAAAAGTTGCGTGCGTATGATATGCTGGAGAAGGAGTACGATAGGATCCTTTATCTTGGGAGCGACGTGCTGGTAAAGCCGGATGCACCTGATATTTTCAAAACATTCCCGGACGTGGAAAAACTTTATATGTATAACGAGAACTTCAGGGGAAGCATCGGGTGGCGAATATATAACAACATTTTCAAGGTTAAACCCGAATACAGAAAATATGTAGTATTCGAACACCCCCAGTTGGCCTTAACGCCATATTACAACAGCGATGTAGCGTTGATATCCAGAAGCACCAGAGCGGCTTTCTGCCAAGACGATTACTTCCAGGGAACATTGTGGGAGCAGGATTTCATAAACTGGAATATCCATCGCTTCAACGTGTCGGTTGAGGACATAGGTTTGCTTTGGAATGGGATGTTGATAAAATGCGAATCTCTTAAGCTGAATTATCACGACCAGCACTTCCTGCACTACGGCGGCAGGAGTCGGCCCATATTGATAGAGGATTATAAGAAGTATTATGGATAAATATTTTTGTCCAAATCTTAAGCTGGTGAGAAATAAAAAATTCGGTAACTATATGGATGGAAGCGTGATTGTTCCCATCAATGTTGAGATAAGCATTTGTGGGAGATGCAATGCCAAATGTCCTTGGTGTTTCTATGGTAAAAATAAGGATGTTAGTGTTTTGCCGAGAGAAACGATTGTTAAATTATGGAAAGACATGGCATCACTTGGAGTAGAGTCTGTGGCGTGGACGGGTGGCGGGGAGCCTACGCTGCATCCGGATTTTGATCAAATCACAAAACTCAAATATACGCCGCAAGGCATGTTTACAAATGGCAGTACAGAAATTAAGTATCCTAAGAATTTTGATTGGATAAGGGTTTCTTTCTCTAATTTAAAAATGAATATTGAAAATCTGAAAAAGTTCAGAGAATGCGAAACACTTGGTTTGGCGTTTAATTATAGGGGCGCTGAAGACCGCGATGACCTCTTGAGGGCGATGGAAATTACTCACGAGGTAGATGCTGACTACCTTCAGGTAAGGCCGGCACTCAACGGCGTTGGGGTTACTAAAAATATAGAACCGCCAGACATTATTGATGATAAACTTATCCTTGCCCGCTACAAGTTTGAAGATCACAGCATTCCAAAAGAGTATACCCAGTGTGAGGCGTATCATTTCATACCGTTTGTTTGGCATGATGGTCGAGTGGATGTATGCGCGTATCGACAGAACGACGACGCATATAATCTGGGAAACATTTGTCAGGACTTCTTTGGGCGGATTCTGAAAAATAGAAAGAAATCGGTTCCTGTCCATGCCTCATGTATGACGTGTTGCCGGAACCATGAAATAAATAAAACAATTCATTTATTCCGTTATTTAAAACACATCGCGTATCCATAAACAAGAAAGGGGAGCATCGAATGTGGCCGCAATCAACAGTAGACAGTGCCGTGCAATACCGTAACGCTAATAAAGACAAGTTTGACGCGATTGGTCTAACAGAAGAAATCGTCGCAAGGGTGGCACGATATTTTTATTCTCTTTGGTCTATGGACATGTTCCATTTGTTTCGAGAAGTTTCAAAGACACCTGTTGGAGGCACTTACCTTGAGATAGGCAGTGCGTTTGGCGGTTCATTTCTGTGTGCTCGCGAGGCATCGAATGCCTTTGATAAAAAGTTAAACATAAAGGCGATAAGCGTTTTTGGTGACAAGAAGCAAGAGAATTCGTGTGCTGAGACTGCAAGAAGCATCGGTGTGCAGTTATTAATTCGCCGTTCCTCTGAAGCACACAATACGATAAAAGAAAGTTCGGTAGATGTCCTTTACGTGGACGGAAGCCACACGTTTGAAGATGTTAAAAGTGATCTGGAGAATTATCGCTCCAAGGTAAAGCCTGGAGGCGTTATCCTCTGTCACGATTTTGACTTCATAAGACACTCCCCGGTTGTGGCGGCAGTATTGAGCGTTTTTACAAAAGAAAAAATAATCAAATTTGAAAATTCATGTGTCTGCAAAATACCCAAAAAATAGAAAGAGAGCATAATGAAACGTTGCAGAAGAATAGGCCAGGACGTTACCAAAAGATGCAATGCAGCGTGTAAGACATGTTTTTACCGATACGCTCCAGATTTCAACAAGGATTATGATGTTCCAATAAAACTGATAAGAGAAGAATGCGATCGGGCGAAAGCTCGTGGGTGCAATCACAGCGTTCTTGTCGGATGGGGTGAAACAACGCTCTATAAATACCTGGAGGAGTGGCAGGCACATTGCGACATGATTGGATTTACTACGAGCATGATCACAAATGGAATGTGTTCTGTCAAAAAAGCCGCAGAGGTTTACGCTCTCGGTCTCGATCATCTTCATATTTCGGTACACGGCACTGGTGATATATTGAATCAGATATTGGAACGTGATGGCGCCAGTCGTATGCAGGGTCTGGTTATAGAAATGCTGAAAAGGGAGGGGCACCCTTGGCGATCGAACACAACCCTACAAAAAATCAACTACGAGCATCTGGCCGAAACAGCGAAGTACGTTGTGGAACACGGTTGCCGGCACGTTGTTCTTTTGGGCTTTCTTCCGCATTACGAATGGAGAAATCGACTGAGAGAGGTTGCGGTGCATCCAGCTATTCTCAGGCCACACATTGAAGAAGCGGCAGAAGTGGTGCTCGATGCTGGGGCCATGCTAACTATCCGGTACCATCCAATGTGCCACCTGCGCTCTGATTACTGGAAATATGTCGTCAATGCACAATATGTCCTGTACGATCCATGGGAATGGGATTACGGGCATGCAGGAGATTCCAAAGAAGCTTTGTGGTCTGTGGCATCAAATGAGATAGGCGGCGGCGTTGCTATCAAGGGCGAGCCGTGCTCTAAATGTGATTTGAAGATGCACTGTGGAGGATGGAATAAAATATATGCGGCAGGATTTGAAGGAGCCGGGCTGAAGGCTCAGAAAGAAACCGACGTTCCGTTTGTGCCAGGATGGTTGCATGACTTGAACCCGGCCAACAAAGCCAAAGGATATTTCCGTGAAAATAGTAGCGATAACTAAAACCTTCAGAGGTGAGGAGTTTGCACTCGCTTCCCTGGAGTCAATCTATCCATACGTAAGCAAGGTGATTTATGTGCACTCGAATACCTCATGGAATGGAAGGATCGGAAATACTGTGATCCACGAAGTTTCAAAGCACCCGGATCCGGATCATAAGATTGTGCACCTGAAGATTGATACCGAAGACCAAGCAGTTCAGTATCAGGCTGGCTACGATTGCGCTATGGCCAATTATGGTTACGACTTTCTTATGATGGTAGACACTGATGAGGTATGGGCAAAGGCTGATATAGAAAAAGCAATAGAACACTTGAAAAGCAATCGGGCCGGCCAAGCCTTTATCTGCAAAATGTGGAGCTACATTAAAAGCCCATTCTTCCGGGTGGATCCAGAAGATGCGGGGCAGCCCGTTGTTTTTATACGAAAAGGCTTCAAAATAGACGGAATTCGGGGTTTTAATCTAAAAAAAACCCTTATGGACAATGTATGGATACATCATTTCTGCTCAGTTCGAAAGAGTTTGGAGGAAGTTTGGGCCAAGCATGAAGACAGTTGTGGGGTCGAAAACGAGCCAAAAGTGGACAAAGAGTTCTGGATTGAGCAAAAATGGAACAAATTACCATATTCTGCAAGTCTTCTTCCATTGGCAAACCATGCACATAGCTGGCAGCGAGTGAGGGTTGTAGATTTTGGAGATTTGCCAGAAGTATTGAGAAGCAATGATTTTGTAAAATCGTTTAAAAAGTACAATTTTACGCAAAAATTCGGGATAAATAGGAAAGGATCAGATTTTTTGGATCGAATGAAGGATCTGAATGTGCCTGAAGGATTCGGACCTAGGCATCCGGAATGGAACATCCCAAGCAAAAAAAACAGGTATTTGATGGCTATTGGGGCCATGGATATGCCTGAGAAGAAAAAAGCAATAGAACCCAAGAAAACTATAGCAAAACCAAGCAAAAACCAAATAAAAAGGGACTTGATGCTGAAAAAGCGCATTGGAAGGGTGTGCATATTTACCGCTGTATCCAGGAATTATCAATGGTACATTCCCTTATTTGTGAATCGAATTCGCAAAGAATATCCAGAATACGACATCAGGGTAGTGCTCCGGGGCCGGATGGATCTGCCTGTTGGCCTGCAGGACGGAATTGAGCATATCGAGGAGGATGGATATCCTTTGGATGGTTACACGACTGCTGCTATGAGATTTGTTGAATACAGCGATATTTTGAAAAATTACGATTTCGTATTGATAACCGATTCCGATATGTTGATCAAAAGAGAGGAACCAAACTTGGTTGACCAGCATGCAGCCCACATGGAATTCAATGGCTTACAGTGCTACGAAAACTACGTCAGCTCGCTCCAGGAAGGATCTCCAAAACTGCCTGGAATACATTTTGTGACCAAGGAATGGTGGGACCGCACAAAGGTGGCCAGGGAAAAATATGCGCTTGATTTGAAGGAGAATGGATCTCATAGCTGGGAATGGGATGAATTGATGCTTGCTAAAATCGTAATCGAAAGCGGGTTACCACTGAATGATTCCAGCCTAAACCTCTGGGCAAATCATGGAATCCATTTAGGTGATTGGCGCCGTAACTTGCAGAAAAAGAAGGCGGTACACATGATGCCAGCACACGAAAAAGATCACATCAAAAAGCTTGTTGGCGACATGGATTTTATGCGTGTGGTTGAACAGTGCGGCAGGCACCTCGAAGCATTGACAGAAACGATTGATTTCTTCAAAAGGATATAACTTGACAAGTTCATCGATCCATATATATTTAATTATAGAAGGACGCACTAAGTCCAGTTGCTCGTGCAGCTGTTCTTAGTGCGTTTTTTTTATGCAAAAAAACGAATTCCACATGATCAGATGCACGATTCGAAAGAATAACGGGAAAACGTGCAACCACTATCTCGGAGACATCCAAATCGACACACCAAACACAGCGAGATTTCATTGCAAGTATTGTAACCGAACATTGCAATTCACTGTGGGTATCGATGGTATTATCAAGCGCAAAGTCGTGATCAAAAACGACAAATTCACATATATCGAAAAGCCCATAATTATAGGATGATTTATGCCAAATGATAACGTCCTGTCCAATGTGCTGAAAAAGAAAGTAATAGATGATGAGGTTTCGTCAATATGGCAAACCTGGTTGCGCGTGAAGGAATATCATCAAAGGAAGCTCGATCGAAGTATTGAAAACTGGAGATTTTACTGGGGACTTGATGCCAACAAAGGATACGGCCAATGGCCAGAAAAAGCCGTGGTCGAAATGCAGCGCCAAAATCGACAACTCCTCACGTACAATTTTGTCAAACCTCTCGTAGACGCCATTGCCGGCGGAATCGTCCAAAGACCTTATGATCCTGAATTCATTCCAGTAAACGAAGAAATCACTTCCATTACCAAAGCTGTGCAAAAAGCCATGTACTCCGATAAGGAGCTAATGGATTGGGGAAGCACGTACCTGCAAGTAGTGATTCATGGCCTCGTGCATGAAGCCTCAATGAAGATGGTTGTCACCAATGAATATCACGATCTTGGAAACATCGGTTTTGAAATGGGACTCCCCGGGAGTACGCTCACTGACCCCATGTGGAAGACTTGGAGATCAAAGGATTTGCGTATTTGCTGGAAGGAAACGTGGTACAATCCGGAGGAGCTTATAAAGATTTATCCGGACATGACGGATGTAATCAAATCAGAAGCAGCGCATGTGAAACGAAACGGACCAATGTATGGGAACAACACTGGAATTACCCCATACGCAACAGAGGAATATTCCTGGGGAACAGCTCATCGAGTAATCGAGCAATACGAAATGATAGAAGAGATAGTAAAGCAAGAATTTCTCATTACCATGGATGGAGATATTCCCATTCCTGGTATGCCCGATGAAGAAAAACCCCAATGGCTTAACCAAAATCACCCAGATTGGCAACCCGATTATATTTACGAGAAAAAAATTCCGAAAAAAGTTTGTATAGTGCGAGCAATCGCGCCATCACTCGTTTCCGGAAGAACACTTGAAAAGATGCCAACCGAAGTTCAGTGTGGACGATTGCCGTTTTTCTTTTGGGCAGCTTCCAGGCATAACGGCGAATCCCACTCAATTGTGGATTCTGTCAAAGATCCTCAAATGAACATCAACTATTGGGAAAGCTTGCTAACGCATAAGATTCAGGTTGAAGGCGGTGGCGGAGCCCAGTTTGGTGATCCTGCAGGATTCAAAAATTATGAAGAATTTTTGAGATGGACAAGGAATCGCAACGATCCCACGGAAACCTTTGAGACAAAGCCCGGCCTGATTACTAGTGGTGGACACGTACCGGCAAAAGCTGCTACGGACAACAAGTTTCCATCAGAAGTGTATCGGCATCTGGAACACATTATTCAATTGATTTTACCTCAAATATCAAAAGTCACCCCATCTTCTCTTGGAAGAACAGAAAAAGGAACGGACACATCAGGATATCTGTACAGGCAGCTCAGAGAGCAGTCAGATATCCAGACATACACAATCCATTATGGCCTTCGAATGTTTTGGAATGACGTGTACGAAGCTTACCTGATGCAGGCTGCGGAGACGCATTCGCTTGGCGGGGTTCCGCGTTCGTTCAGCATCAATAAAGGCCGGGAAAAAATTACGCTCAATGAAGAAGTGACTTTGCCAGATGGGCGAAAAGGTATTAAAAATGACGCAAAAAAACTGAGAGAGATTCGACATAAAGTTATCATTAGCGACAAGCAGGAAAGTCCAACCGACAGGATGGACAATGTGCGAACCCTCAGTGAATTCCTTCAATCCATTGCGGCTTATGCGCAATTCAAGCCGGTAACTATTGGCCTTACGCTCAACAAAATTGTCAAAAACCTGGATCAGTTTGATTCGGAAGACAAAGAGCAACTTGAGGCAGTTGGAGAAAAGGAATTGGAGCTGGGCATGGCAAACCTCGAATTGCAGATTGCAGCCACGAAAGCCCAGACTGCACAAATGGGTGCCGCAGCAGCCAACGGCGGTGTACCGCCAGAAGGTGGCGGCGCTCCACAACCAGGACAACCAGCTCTCTCGCCACAAGCGGGTGGGCCTAAACAATTACCGGGGCCACAAGCTCCGACAACCGGAATAGGGCCACAAGCCCCAGGAGGTATGTAATGCCAGAAGTCCAGCTAAAGGACAAAGCCCAAGACAAGGGCAGTGAGGAATCTCAAAAGGTTTACACATTTGAAGAGCTTAAAGATGCTCTTGAAACGGATCCCGATTTGAGAAAAGAATTCATGCAAAACGAGGACAAGTTTATCACTGTGTCCGAAGCTCCGCCACCGCCAGCTCCTGCCTCAAAAGAGGCGCCGGATGCTGAGAAAAATGGTGACGATGCTGTATCGGTTTTGGTAAAGCCCAGTTGGTTGGGCTCGTATGGAGAAAACAGAAAGCCTGATGAAGCAATTCAGGAGATGGCAAAGGGAAATACCGAGAAAGACAAAACCATTACGTATTTCAAGGATGAGAAGATCCCTGCGCTTGAAACTGAGATTCAAAAGGCGAATGATGAGCGTAAAACACTAAAACAGCAGATTGCCGATTATGAGAAAAAGCTGAGTGATGACGGAGGTAAAGCTCCTGCCGCACCAGCAGCAGAGGTAAAAATCCCTGATCTTCCCGAGGAAGATATGTTCTACACGGAAGATGGGCAAAAAAAAGTCAAGACATACCTCGAAGCTATAAACCAAGATCGGAACAATCTGCGAGCAAAGCTTGATTCTTTCGAAAAGAAACTCGGCGATGTCGAGAAGAAAACGGATACGGTTGTCCAGGCAAAAGAGGCTGTAGACGTAGTGAAGGTCGAATTTGAGGCAATCAAATCTTTTCGAGAGGAAAATAAAGCTGTTTTCAAATCCACACGGGACACAAGGGACATCGAAAAGGATTACATAACTTTTATGAAAGATATGGCATCCGTAAAAGGCGTTCCCGCATTTGCCGCTGACGGCAGCGGACGCTTCTCTAAAGAGACAAGCGATGCTCTTTCTTCCGTGATGAATGAAAGCTCCGAAGAAGGGAAAACTCTCCGGACAGAGCTTGAGAAACGCAACATTAAGCTTCCGGATGATTTTAGTGACCTGCAAACAGTGTACGCAATCAGGGACATACGGAACCAAAATTACGAGAAAAATCTTGGTGGTGAATTTGTTCCTATACCATATACAAAGGCTTTCAAGATTTACCAAGGAGTCAATGGAGATCAGAT